ACAGTACAATGTGATTTTAATAATTATCACCAAATATTTTGACATCGAGATCCTCCCATGTTTTAAGGTGAATCATATCGATACTATTTGGGATAAGACCCTTTCGCTTGGCTCCAGCAAACCATACAATAAACTTTTGACGCCAAAAATTGTGCTCCTGCGCACCTTGACCATAAAGATTATTGATAGCGGCTCTCAAATTCTCGAGCATACAGTCAATCTTGTCATTTTTCCTATTCTGCCAATTGATCATATCTAAACTAGATTCAATCGGCAATTTTGCTAACCACTGCGTTGTTCTAAATGGGTGTCGCACGAAATGGCACTTCAGAAAAGTTGCTTCCAAAATACTTATACTCGTGTAACTCTCCTCATTTTTCAACGCAGGAGTGAACTTTATATTATATCGAGCCAGACATTCCTGAATAGATGTAAAATTGAACACATCTATCACACAATCATTTACACTCATAATCATATCATCACCATAGGTAACTGTTTTCACATACCTATGATAATCACTCAACGGTCTTCGAGTTATTAGTATCCAACAATATCTCATATACAATTGATTAACTAAATCATTAATCTCAACTGTAAGTGCAAACCCTGATGGCAAACCACAAATCATGCGATAGAGAACATTCTTGGCCATATGAGTAGCCATAAATAACTCCTCCATAAGCATCTCTCGATATTCTCTATACGCATTAGTCTGATACTTAAACTCATACCAGCGATTTATTGCCTCGAAAGCACCCTTCATACACTGACGATTCAAGGTATCCCCAAAGGCCTTATAATCACCTACGACAATATGATTACCTGTCTTTAACAAACTCGACACAAGATGACCCCATTCTGGACCATTAGTATTAATACCAATAGCTGTTCCATTCTGAATTCGACTTGCTTGATAGGCACTCTGGAAAACTCCGAAATACTTCTTACAAACCCATGTATACTCTACAGGACTCACAGAAAACATTCGCGTCTTCCCTGCTTTAACCTTCTCAAGTGAAACTCGATGATCTTTAAGAGTATCAACGAAAACAGTTAATGGAAGAATCTGCTTCCTCCGACACTGATCATTGAACTCCATCAAAGCCTTAAGCTCAGGATGAATCTCTACTAATTTATTACCTTGTTCAGTTTGTTCGAAGTCAAAGAGCCAGTTTTTCCCTGTTAATGGATAACTTTTTGCAAGTTTTTTATTCCTATACAGAGCAAACTCCTCTGATCGATCCTTTCTTAAATTACAAAAAGGATATCCCTCTGAAGTTGAAAGATTCAATTTCTTCAGAGTGGGATCTCCTGGTAATCCTCCAAAAATTACCTGATCAGTCAATAACTGATCCTTCATTAAAAATGAAGTATTAGTAGTGACATTCAAAGTATCCGAGAGATCGTCTATACATTTCTCTAATATTTTG